TCACAGGTATGGTTCACGTTTATCCCACGTTCAACATCATTGCGGTATTCTTCTGCACGACAAACAGCAGTTTGTAAGTCACTTTCGATCTCTCTGATCTGCTTAATAATATTTTCCATCGGTACTCTCCTCTACTACAATTTAGAATCACTCTACTAATTTCCACTGGTGGGGTCAAGCTCTATATTTCCACTGGAGGGGGTGACTCTTAATTTCCACTGGTGGGGGGTCATTTTCCACTGGTGGGGGTGTTCCCGATTCGTTTCAGTGTTCCTGATTCGTTCTCGATTCATGATTCGTTCCTGATTCGTTCTATCGTACCTGATTCGTTTGTGATTCGTTCTAGTTTCACGATTCGTTCCTGATTCGTTCCAAACTACCGATTCGGATAGATCCCAAAATGCTGTCAATGGCACAAAAGGATAGTTGACAAGGAATTTCGGATAGTGTGATTTATTTACAACGATTCGCAACAAAGATTCACTTGACACAAGATTCTGCTTTACGAATCGGACTCTAGTGTATAACGCAACAATCGAATCACGTAAACCTGAGTCTTTTGGTATGGTATTTTGAGCTGTCATGATTCGTTTCTGCCAGACTCGTTTATGTGTTTGTCAAGTCATAGCTGCCATGCATTCAGCGCATAACTGGTTATAGAATAATTCTAAGTATCGTAAAAAGTGTATAGTTTAATGGTTAAACAATAGCTTGACTCAATGTTTTGAATGTGACTCACAAGATTCAACCTTAAAGTGTAAAAACTACAAAATATGGTGATTCTTACAACCTGAATACGTGTCAAGACCAGGGAACAAAAGTGAACACTCAATATTAGCGCCTCTGAGTGTACCGAATCGAATTTTATGAGTCAGACTATGCAAAACCTTTGCCCCTACTCAGTGAGCGTTTCTGAGCTTCTCAGAGCCTATTGCGCTGCTTGTCCCGTCTGCTATACTGATTCCAGTCTTTAACTTTTACCGATTCGGGAGTCTTAAAATGTTACATGAGAAGCAAGCAAAATCAGTGATCCGTAAAATGATCCGCAAAGCCAAGCAAGACTGGACAACTGGCCTTTATGTTTATTTGTCTTATGATGATGAAGTTCAAAACCTAGATCATAATGGGCAAGTATCTTTCAAGGAAAAGGATATTATTGACGCTGTTATGTGTGCAGATGAAACGGTTTTACGTTTTGTAAGAATAACCGATGGTCATCATATGGGTTCAGTCTTGTTTGTCTTCGATTATGACAGGTTACCGGAAGAGATTATTTCGGATTATACTGATAACCAATATACCAATTTCTTAGTCAAACATGCGGAGTCTTAATCATGACAAATTATAAAACATATAACCGCAAGCCAAGCATTCAACGGCGCAAGATAGCACAACGGAATCGCATCATTGTTGAATCTGTTATCGGCGGAGTCTTGTTCTCAATCTCAATTTTTGGCCTAGTATTTCTGGCCTATGGCCTAGCAGCGTAGGAGTCTTAAACGATGGATTTTGGAATCAGAATTGTTGGCTTAACTGGCCTTAAAACTAGCAGAGACGAAAATATTGAAATGGCAAAGTTTCTAGCTTCAAAACTTAGGAATCCAGAAAAGGGGATTCACACAAGCCAGAGACATAACGTAATACGTGTTAAGTCAGAGACTAAAACTATAGAGGATTTGTGCGAAACTTTCCCTAGTCTTAATTTTACCGATAAAACTATCGATGAACCCGCAATTAGTTTAAACCATAAAGTGGCCTTTTGTAGAGCTACAATTTTAGAGGAGTCTTAAACATGACACGTAAAACCATAATCTTATATCGTGGCCCTAGCCTCATAAACGGCCAGCCTATTGTTGCGCTTGCGCAATCCGACTCCGGTAACTCTAAGACTGGAAACATGATTCAAACGTTTATCTTGGATGACTCTGGAGTCGATCCCGTCACGGCTTCACGTACTGGACAAGATGAGTCTATCTGTGGAGACTGCCCCCATAGAGGAACCCCCAACAACAACAGCAAAGGACAAGCCACCAATCGCACCTGTTACGTGACTCTAGCCCATGCCCCTCTAGGTAAATGGAAAGCCCTCCAGCGTGGCGCTTATGGTGACTCTGTTGCTACTAGGCAAGAGATAGTAGCGTTTGGATCATTTCAAGGTGTACGTCTTGGCACCTATGGGGACCCATGCGCTGTACCAAACCACGTTTGGGAGTCTCTTATCTCTAGGGCAGACTATTGGACAGCATACACGCACGGTAAAACTAACCCCATGCCAGAGCATATCATGACAAGCGCAGACAATGCGACACAAGCGCAAGAGGCATGGTCTAGGGGTGAACGTACCTTCCGTGTTATTGCATCGCTACAAGACGTTATTAAAGGCAAGGAAACTGTCTGCCCCGCAAGTGAAGAGATGGGTAAACGTGTACAGTGTGCAGCGTGTAAACTATGCGGCGGCTCTAGTGTTAAAGCTAAGTCTATTGCCATTGTGGCGCATGGTACGAGCAAGAGGAAAGCGAAAGAGCTAGTGGGAGAATTAATCTAATGACATTGATTGCAAACTATCCAAGCAAGAAAGCATGCAAGGAAAGCATAGGCCAACCGCTTAAGTACATTGAGACAAGCATATTTGGCGCTGAGTATACGCCCAACGGGACTCTGACAGTAGCCAACCGCCCACATATAACCAACAACGGGCGGGAATGGTTTGGCCGCATAACAATGCGCAATGGGCTAATCGCTAAGGTTACCTAATACAGTTTCAACAGAACGACTCCCTAACTGACTCCGGTGTAAAAGCTGGAGTCTTTTTTGTTGTTTCCCAATGGCTTAGCTATCCCGTTATTGCGAATGATTATCATTATCAACTAGGTTATTACTTGCGAACGGTTATCAATAGTGCTGCCGATTCGCTCGCCAAGCGCAAGAAATATCTTTTTGTCAAGCCTAGATCACGTTTTGTTTCAGTCTTGTAACATTTGATCACATTTTTATACTGGGGGGTTGACATTCGTTGGGACCCTCTGATTTATACGGGGGTGATTCGGTTGGGGTCTGTTTCCACCCACATCTATAACATAAGAATTTTACTTCGACCCTGTATGTACTGTGGTATTTATGCAACAGTATACGACATGCGCTACCCACTTAAGTCAACTACGAATAAAAAAGAATCATTGGTAATCAACGACTTATAAAATAATTTAAATACTTGTGTTGACTTATGGATAAAAAAGTCCCTATAGTATAGTAGGAGCTATACTTAAGTATATACTTAAGATCTCAACTTATCATATTATAATACTAGATAGATTAAGAAACTTAAGTTTATACTTAAGTATAGGTAGTACCACATGAGCGTCCACGATAAGATCCCCTATAGTGAAGTGATAGCCAAGAAGGTTAGAGAAGGTATTCGTAGTGGAGTATCTGTTAAGGATATTCTTAGTAGTATCCAGAAGTATCAGAATGCCCCCTCAAGTACAGCTACCTTCTATAAACTATATGGTGAAGACATAGCTGAAGAGAAGGCTTCTATTGTAGGTGCTGTAGGTTCTGTAGTTGTACAGCAAGCATTAGAGGGTGACTTCAAGTCTCAGGAACTCTTTCTTCGTAGTAAGGGTGGTTGGTCACCTACATCTACAGTTAATGAGGTGGATCAAGTTGAAGACCCCGATGTAGATGAGTCAGCTATAGACTCCTTGATGACCTTATTAGGTAAGACCCGTACCGATGATAACAGCGCAAGTACTTAGAGACTTACCAGATTCTGATGTAGCTGCACTATTAGAAGAACTAGGCCCCAAGAAGACAGAAGAGTTACAACACAACTGGGAATTTTGGGCTAGACCTGAACAGTTAGAGCCAGAGGGTATATGGAATGTTTGGGTTGCACTTGCTGGTCGTGGCTGGGGTAAGACCCGTGCAGGTTCAGAGTGGGTCAGACACAGGATCAAGAAGGGCGATAAGATCGTTCACTGTGTTGCACCTACTAAAGGTGATGTTCGCAGGGTTATGGTTGAGGGTGACTCAGGTCTACTCAATGTCTGTTGGAAGGGTGATAAGACATATAGGGGAAAGCATATTGGATTTCCTACTTGGTCGCCTACCAACAATACTCTGACATGGGAGAATGGCTCTAAGGCTGTATTCTTCTCCGCTGAAGACCCAGAGAGATTACGTGGGCCACAAGCCTACTCAGCATGGACAGACGAACTCTGTGCATGGAGAAATGCCCAAGAAACTTGGGATATGCTACAGTTTGGTTTACGTTTAGGTAAGCGTCCTCAAGTATTCGTAACGACGACACCTAAGACAACCAAACTGATACGCACAATACTAGACGATGATAAGACTACCATTAGCAAAGGGAGTACCTATGATAATGCAGCCAATCTAGCAGATACCTTCTTAGATGCAGTAAAGAAGACTTATGAGGGAACAAGGTTAGGTAGACAAGAATTATATGCAGAAATACTTGATGAAGCATCTGGCGCATTATGGAATAGGCAACAACTTGCGAAGTGTGAGATAGACAAGGATGACGTACCATCTCTTAATAGGGTGGTTATTTCTATTGATCCGGCTATCACATCCAATGCAGAAAGTGACATGACTGGTATTGTAGTTGCTGGTGTAGATGTCAATGGTACAGCTTATGTAATAGAAGACCACACAGGTAGATATACTCCTCAACAGTGGGCATCCAAAGCTGTAGAACTCTATAGAGAACACATGGCTGATAGGATTGTAGCTGAAAGAAACCAAGGTGGCGATATGGTTCGTCACACATTACACACAGAAGATGAAACTGTCCCAGTAAAGCTCGTACATGCATCCAGAGGGAAGATGGCACGGGCTGAACCAGTATCCGCATTATATGAACAGGATAAGGTTAGACACGTAAGAGGACTTAATGATTTAGAAGATCAGATGGTACAGTGGGAACCTCTAGGGTCCATAGGCTCACCAGACCGTCTTGATGCTTTAGTTTGGGCTATAACGGACCTCTCATTGAATGGCTACGCAAAACCTACGCTGAAA